GAACATGTTGATGCCTGTGTCGTCCCGTATGGGTCTAACTGATCCGTTCAACGACCCCTACTACCCCCCGCTCCAGAGTGCGGACGGTATCGTCTATTCGCGTGGCCCTGGCCTTGGAGCAGGATTAGGGTTTGGTTCGGGTCGCGGCATACCAGTCAACATCGAGACCCAAGGTTTAGCAACCCAGTACGAACAAATCGGTATATTAGAAAACGGCAGTAACTTAATATTACCTTTAATGGGTCGGCGCTCGATGGTCGGTCGGGACAAATGGCAATATTATACTATTTCGAATACCGGGACGTTGAATACCAAATTACCTATCACCTTCCAGGGTCGTAGCTGTACGAACGAGAACGGGTGCGACAACATCAGCAGCGGTGATACGGTCTATGTGAAGGGCTATAACGACACCTTCCGTGCCACCGTGTACGAGAGCAATTTACTGCAATACATCCCGTATTGATCTCTGCGTAAAACTAGCTGTAAAGTAAAGATTATGTCAGGATATACACCGTGATGAAAATAACCGTCCATATATCATTTTTTTATATCGAAAAAAGAATTCGGTATATAAATCAGATCATCGGGGAAACAAACCAATACGATCACCCCACCGATATTTTTATTCACACAAACAACCCCGACCTACAAGCGAGCGATTTTGACCCCTATACCAAGGGCGCAATACATATTGTTTGGCATGACCTGATCGGGATCCATCCCTATTATTTGACGTGGAAATGTCGCGACCTCCTACGAGAACAACGGAACGATTACGATATTTTTATGTATATCGAAGACGATATAATGGTGCCCCGTAACGCGATTGCCTATTGGTTAGAACACCACGAACCACTCGTAAGCAAGGGCTACAATTTAGGGTTTGCCAGGATCGATACAGACGAGGACGGCGAAGAATACATGACCGATTTACACGGCGAACGTTTGGACACCCTCGGGATCTCGAATAATAATGTCTATTGTGTCAACAATAAAAACCCGTATTGCGCCTTTTGGATATACGATAAACACGAATTTAATCGGTTTGTCGAGAGTATCTATTACGATATTCGAAACATACCAGGATACGCGGTTCGTGAAATGAGCGCAATTGGTCTCCACGGCATCGCGAATTATTGGTACAAGAACACGCTGATTCCGGTTATTTGCGGTCAATTACATCGCGACTGCCGAGTTTATCACCTTCCTAGCAATTATGTGTCGAATAAAGATACTCTTTTCGCTACGATCAAATTTACAGAGGCGATAGAGAACTTGCCATAAAAATAAGGGGGTATTGTAATATAGGTCATCATGTCTATTTTTTATTCGACGGATGTAGTGACAAACCAATCCAGTTTTTTAAATTATTATTTAGTGAATATGCCCTTTTACCAGTCCGACATATCATGTAACATGAATTCGGGGTATTATAGCGTGTTATATAACTATAGCAACAACAATTCGTCCAACAACTACAACGTGATCTATTACAATACCAAGTACTTTTACCCCAACTACAATGCGAACCAGCTTTTCCTCTACAAATTGATACATAATAATGTTGCGGGGGTTACGGACGGTGGCAAGGGGGCGATCCCCAACCTGATCGGAGAACTTGTGATACAGACCGTCAACATGGTCGATCAGACCCCCCTCTACCTATGCTTTTTAATTCGGTCGGTGACAGGCCAAGCTACCGATGATATGAATGGACAAAGCACCGGTTCTCTCTCCAACCTCTATAATAAAATTATTTATAACGGTAACAATGGTATTCAGTACGACGCGACCGGCAGTAAGGCAGTGACGATCAGCCCGAGCTCGGACGGCACGATTCCGTCCCAAGACGCCAACGGATGCATCATTTATTACGACAGCGGCAGCGGATCCATCGTGGCTCTCTTCTTGACCCCTATCACTGTGAGTAACCCGGCCGTGATAAGTTTCATTGCGAATGCGCTCACCAATAAAACCCACCTGTTTAGTAAATATCCGACGGGCGGGAAGGCCGATATATTATCGGAGCAATCCGTGGTGTATAAAAACGAAATCGCGAACCTGTTCACGGCGTCGGCCGATCCGAATACACCGAGCCCTGGCGCTAGCGCGACCACGGCCACGACCTTGGCCGCGACTACGACCCCTGGAGCAGGGGTTCCGCTGGTCAACGACAATCAGATATATATTGACTGTAACCCTACAGGCGCGAGCGAGGACGCGATTATGACGTATCAGCTCCCGATCAACAGCGATCTGATGTCGGACATCCAAAACAGCTCGTTTGCGAAATTATGCAGTAATTTTGCTCTGTTTGGGATCATTCTATTGGCTGCTTATATTGGTATACCCCAACTCTACGAAACCATTGTGCTCAACCGCATGCACGAGGCGGACGACGTGATGTATTCGAAATATTTCATTGTGGCGTATTTCATGCTGGTGGCGACAGTGCTGTTTATCTCGGGGAACCGACTCAACAATATGATTGAGATGGTGGCGGGATTTTTCATGGTTTTTTTGGCGATATTGACCTATATTTTGATTTCCAACGAGGAATCGAAATCGAACCGTGTGTTTGACGCATTCAATGTGGGGAACTTTTTCCGGTTCGCGGGGTCGGTGGTGCAATTTTTGGCGAAAAACTGCTTGCCGATTATTGGGGTGCTGTGGGCCATATTGTTTGTCATACTGACAGTGCTGTTATTCACTAAAAATAGCGACGGGAAAACAATTGTCGATAAGCAGCAATACTGGGCGTTTGGATTCTGGCTGGGGATCGTGGTAATACCTACCGTGGTGGGGCTGGTCAAAGCTGCCTCTTAAGGGAAACCTACGGTTTCCCCTAAGACCCCATCCCTTGTAGGGAAACCTACGGTTTCCCCCGCACCCCCTTCCCTTAAACAGTAAAGGTTCTTAGTAATTATCTTAACATAATAGTTAACATAATTGGTTTCCTCGCAAGGAAGGATCTTAAGGGAACCTGGGTTCCCTTAACAAGATCATTTACTGTTCAAGGGAGGGGTCGCAGGGTCCGAGCCCCGTAGGGGCTCAACCTGGATCGCCCGAAGGGCGATTGAGGGAACCGTAGGTTCCCTGCAAGGAAGGGGTTAGGGGGAACCTACGGTTCCCCTTATGTGTAGAGGGATCCTTCCTTCAGTTTATCCGCCACCGGTTTAAACGTGGTTCCTACAAACACGCTCGGATCGCTACGTCCAATCGGCGCCATCGTGTTCACAACTTCCTCTTCTAAAGTTACCTCTTTGGGTGGGTTCATGGCCACCATTTCGACGTCCTTCTTCGTCTGGGACGGGGTGTATTGCATCACCGTGACGCGCCCTACTTTTTGCGTGCTGCGGCGTAACAGCTCGTATGCCACGAGCACAAACACGACTGCCACGATCGGGTTCACGTTCAAAAACATATAGACCGCGAGAACGAATATCGTTAACATACCTAAAGATGAATCCACGATACCGGATAAAAACGAGGGGGTTTGGATAGGCAATACCACATACAAGATAAAAACCACCAACAGAGCTATTTCTAATTTTGTGAGGGAACCAAAGACCTTCTTGATATCCATACTGTTCTATTACAATACCGACCGAAAAAAATATACAATTATTCGAGGTTCTCTAGTAAACGACGGACTTCTGAGAAGATAGATTCTTACTTAAAAATTCGAGTGAGAACCGGAGAACGTAGATTCTTACTGAAAATTTTGGTACCAAAAATTGAATCGGGTTTCTTTTCAATAGACAATATAATATAACTACCCTGGAATGAATAAGAAACAATTCTTTTTTCGAAAGCGGACTGCGGGACCCGTAGGCACGAAGGCGCCTTCGGCGCCCATAAAAAAAGCATCGCCCAAGAATCGAGAACCTGACGTCTATGAACCCCCGGAAACCTATAAAGAATCGATCCGTTCGGTGGCGTATTTGGGTAAAAAGGGCTACACGATTCCCAAAGCGAGTTTAGAAAAAGAAGATGAGGAATTCTTACGCAAGGACCTCTTTGTTAAACCCGAGATCCACGGGGCGAATTTCGGGGGCGCGCCTGAAGTCACCCCTTTCCCGGTGTTTCGCGAAAACAGTAACAAAATCTATCTGCCGCGGTTTTACGGGATGAAGCGGTACGGTGAACCGCATCGTTCCGAAATGCAGGAGGGTGACGATATTAACGTAAGATTCGATAAACCGTTACGCGACTACCAAGAAACTATTGTCGGTGCTTACATGGATTATGTTGGCTGCAAAGATGGTAATAAATGTGGTGGAGGAATATTAGATGTGTATACGGGCGCGGGAAAAACGGTCATGGCACTGAAAATCGTCTCGCTCCTCCAAAAAAAGACGTTGATCATTGTCCACAAAGAATTCCTCATGAACCAATGGATCGAGCGTATCGAAGAATATTTACCGAGCGCTCGGGTAGGTAAGATCCAAGGCCCCGTCTTCGACGTGGATGATAAAGACATTGTGATCGGGATGGTCCAGACGCTCTACGACCGCGAATATCCGGTCGAAGCGTTTTCGTGTTTCGGTCTCACGATCATCGATGAGGTTCACCGGATCGGTAGTGAACAATTTTCGAAGACGTTGTTCAAAACGATCACCCCCTACATGCTCGGAATTTCGGCCACTGTGGAACGCAAGGACAAGTTGACCAAAATATTATACATGTTCATCGGAGACATCATTTATAGTGCGAAGCGGGACGCGAGCGATGTGGTCGATGTACGCGGCATCCACTACAAATCCAACGACACCGAATTCAACGAGGTGGAGACCGATTTCCGTGGCATGCCCAAATATTCGTCGATGATTGTCAAGTTGTGCGATTACGGCCCACGCAGCGACTTCATCATCCGAATCCTCCGCGACTTGATCACTGAGGGTCCCGAAAGTCAGATCATGGTGCTCTGTCACAACCGGTCGCTCCTGGTGTATTTGTATGACGGCGTCGTCCATCATAACTTTGCTACCATCGGCTATTATGTCGGCGGGATGAAGCAGAACAAGCTACAGGAGACCGAGGGGAAACAGATTGTGCTCGCCACCTACGCCATGGCAGCGGAAGCCCTCGACATCAAGACACTTTCTACACTGGTCATGGTCACCCCTAAAACCGACATTACTCAATCGGTGGGTCGGATTTTACGTATGAAACATGCGAACCCGATCATTGTAGATATCATCGACTCTCACGATGTGTTCAAGAATCAGTGGACACAACGTAAACGGTTTTATAAAAAATCAAATTATCGGATTTGGGAGATTGAATCCGCGAAATATCAAAACATGGATATTGATCCGGCGTTGTGGAAAAAAACGAACGAACCGAAGGCGTGCGCGGCAGCCACGAATGTACCTGGTCAAAAGACCGTCGCCGTTGTCGCTGACGATGATGACGACCCGGCTCCGGCCAATGTGTTCAAGTCGTTGATACCACAGGGGACCTGTATGATCGACACGTCCATGTTTACTTGAAGAACCAGAACCGCTTCTTCGCACTCTTCGACCGCGACCGCTTAGCAGACTTCGCCTTCTTTCCGCCCATCATAGGTATTAGTTTTTTCATTTCCTCTTCGCCCTCCTCGAGGAGAGCAGATCCCTCGCTGGCACTCTTCTGGATCATCTCGGCATTCGTGTGAGCGTCCGCTTCCATGGCCTCCTTGATAACTTTCGTATCACCCTTCGTATCCCCGGTAACCATCTCGACCACATCTTCCTCGAGGGTTCCTAAAACGCCCTCACTGGCTTTGCCGCCACGGACTTTCTTGGACTTGCCACCCTTCTTGGACTTGCCACCCTTCATCGACTTGCCACCCTTCAATGGCTTGCCACCCTTCATGGATTTGCCACCCTGGCTGCCCTTACGGGACTTGCGCATCGAACGCAGCTTCGCCATAAACTCCTTGGCCGCACGGGATCCGCGCTTGAAACGATTTCCGCCCTTCATGGGACCAGACGCCGCGGACTCGTATTTGGCAGTCTCGCCCCCCGTCGCCGAGGGCTGGACTTCGGGAAGGGCCTTACCCTCCGCAAACGTTTGAACTTCGGATCCGTTTCCTACAGCTGACATATTTATATTATATATTATTGTTAGATTTTTGGCTACAACTTACTAATATGGACGATTTTAGTACGGCTATCCACGACCCGTAACGGCACCCACTTTTTGAATTTGGTATGAAATGCGCACTCCATCAGCAGCCGCTTTTGGGTATCTACATATTTATGCTCGTGCGTGTTTTGAAAATCGTCTTCATCGTCGCTCTCCTCAATATAATCCAGGTTCCGGTTTTCCCGTATTTTACGAAACAAGCTATTCATAAAGACGCTGATTTTATAGCTAGGGATATAGGCGATGTTATAAAATACCGGTTGGTTGCTCTTACCGTAGGCGTATAAATTATAAATGTCGTACTGGGGGTCGGCGGTGACTTGGAACACGGTTTTATACTTATATTGGGGTTTGGACAGGTCGATCCGCACCGCCACCTGATCGGGGCCCGGCCGGGCCGGTCCCTTGTCGAGTGTCGTAGTTTTACGCTGAATTGTCACATTCAGATAGGGGGCGATTTCGTGGCCTGACCGGTACTGCAGGTGGTGGACGGGAAACGCAATGTTGGGTGGGACGGTGCCGAATACGGTGGTATCTGCTTTCCAAAAGACGGTGAGGGCGAACGCTATATGTGATGCAGGTGTCAATGGTCCCAGTGGGCTCAATAGACTCATGGTTTGCTGTAGAAACCCGACCCGTTCGCCAAAAACAGTGGTTTTCATGGAGATCCCTTGGAAATATAAAATGTCTTCGATGATGAAGAACTCACGACCCGTCTCTTGCCATAGAGTCCCGTACACGATGGTACCCAAGGCGAGAGAGCCAGCGAAGGTGGCAGGGACGATCTTAGATCGGACGATTTTCTTTTCTCGGTTGAGCTCCAATAAGAAACACACGTCATTGTCGTCGTAAAACGTGAACCATGCGAAATATTTTCTTCCGAGGGGGATGGCCAAACAGATGTCATAAATAGGGGAAACTTTATTATGCGAAATGGTTTCATAAGAAAGTTCGAAGTTTGGCAACCTCTGCATCAAACGCGAAAATTGGTTGCTCGTCAGCTCCATTCCCGATGATTCTATGCTATTGTATTATAGAGCGAACCGTTTATATCAATTTTTTCCAATAACTTTACGCTAAATCATAACGAATGCGTATCATTTGCCTGTGTCGATGAACGGTTTGACCGAATACCATTTGTTACTGGGATTCATGTCGTGATAGACACAATCGTCCATGGCCTCCTTCGCGACCCTGAGTTGTTTCGAAAACTCGCGGATAAATTCTTGGTCTCGGTCTAACCCTTGTTTCAATATGTGCACCATCAGGATTTCTTTGCCCCTTCTTTCGAGGTTTTCTACACTAAATGCCATGTGGGGGTGGGAATGATAGATGTTTTGTTCGGCGAACTTGACGACCGGACCCCGCTCTTTATCGATACAGTACGATTGTTCTGATACCACGACTTTGGGTTTTACTTTTAGACCGATTGTACAACCGCTACCCATCTATCTATTTATATGTATCGATTTATGTTTGTTTGAATTTATATTTTACTACCTGATTGCATCATAAAATCGGTGAGTCGTTGATCAAGCAGATCTTTTTCACTATCTTGAATGTATTGGATCTCGGGTTTATGGGTGGTCTCTTGTAACTCTTGCATCATCTTTTTATATTTTTGGACTTGGACATTGACTAAATCCTTGGTTTTTTTCGTGCTGTACGTATCTTTAATATAATTCCATACGTGATGTCCGGCCCAAACAATAAGAATCGATATAGTAATTTGAATAAGAATCCATACGAATAGCTGCATAAATATATTTATAAATATCGTAATAAATATATTTGCACCGTCGAACTAAGGTAAGGGGAACCTACGGTTCCCCTTAAACCCCTCCCT